AGACATCCCATCGTGATACACAATGGATGCGTTAAAGAGTGGATAGGGTTTGGTTGGATTGTCCTAAGGGGTGCAACAGCCGAGGATAAAAACACATTTCCTGTAGTAATGGAAGGGGGGGGGGGGGGTAAATAATGAGAGTAGAAATTATCGAGTGGGACAAAGATTACAATTGTTTGTCCGATAAGGAGATTTTAGATTTTAACTCTGTAGAGCAAGCACATCAGTATTGCAAAGATAAATCTTGGGGCGGATACAGTTATATGGTAAGCCGTGTAATAGAAAGCTAATAAATCATTTCCAAACTTGGCAAAAGTTCAAAAGTGAAAATTAGGTAGTGAACAAGAATTTGTTATAGCTTGAGATCAACGAGGGTATGTCATGCGAAGCTATGAATTTGCACAAGGGTATTATGCTGCTAGATGTGGAGTGTCGCAATACGAATGTCCTTATGAGCCTAGAACGTTCCCAGCCACAGAATGGACGGCAGGATGGCTCAAGGGGGTGGGTAGATCATCACCTATAGAGGTGTGTTCTTACAAGCTACTACAATATCACCTAACATACAATAGAATAGTTCCTCTAAACCCATTATCATTTAGTGCTTGACGTGCTTAGAGTGTTGGACCATAATGGCTACACATCAACGCAATGTGTAACGTAGCCAAACATGATCTTCACCGACAACACCACTAATAAGACCTACACCATCAGCGGCAACACTGTCACCCAAAGCCGTAATGGGGTTGTCCTGGCTGTTGCTGTGATGGATGACGTAGCAGGCTGGCTCCAGATGATGGGCTTCAAGGCCCCTAAGATGTCTAGCTATGTTGTGCAAGGCATCAAGAGCCGTAACAAGGTGGCTAAGAACTACTGGAGCATCATCCGTGCCGAGTCGGCAGAACAAGCTGTGAAGATCGCTAAACGTGGCACACAAGGGTTGATCGATGTCAAAGTGTGGACCATTGCAGAGTGGGATGCTATTAAGAAACAATCGTAGCGTAGGATTAGAGGGAAGGCTCTAAATAATGTGCTTAGAGTGCTTGTGTTTCTCTGTAGGGTGCGTATAATAGAATTCATCAGCAACACTAACCCCACTTCCTCTAGGAGCCTATCATGACCAAATTTGAAATCATCATCGCTGGCGGTAACAAGCAAGGCGGCATCACTGTCGAATTCATCGGCACCCTTGCAGCAGCTAAGAAAGTGATTCAAGCTGAACTGGTCAAGTATGGCAATGGCGATGCTATCCGTACTAAGTATGCCCATGCACGAGTGTATTTTGATAACGATGTGGCAGAATGCACCCTGACTAAAACCCTTCGCCTTCGCTTTGATGTGCAAGAGAAGCGTATCCCTGTAGCAAAGGTTGTGTATGGTAAGTTTGTTGATGTGGTAGGCGTGCAAGGTAAGTACTGCGATAGTATGGGCGCTTATGAAGTGCTGACTGTGCGTGATGACAAGGGGCAAGAATACAGTGTTGGCAACATGTACGACACGACGGCATGCTTCCGCACCATGAGCAATGAGGCACGCTTGGAGTATGCACAAAAGAGTGTGTGAGACAAGGTAAGAGCAACACAGAGCAGGCGCCCCATAGAGGGCGCTTTTGCTATTGTGCGAGTGCTTTCTGTGTGACTGTACGGCAGGCCAAAACAGTTAATTGGGGACAGAGTGCTATTCGGAAACATTTAATAGGGACAGAGTGGTCTAACAAAATCTCGTTCGTGTTCGGTAATCGCACGACCTTGGGCATCAACGAGGGGTTATTGTGATGCAGATCACATTCATAACCAACGAGTTATGTATTGCCAAAGTGCTATCTAGTACAGGGTGTACGCACAGACAGGCGTGCTATGGGCGTGAGAGGGCATCCCGCAGCAGCAGGACAGGGGCAACAGAGGGCCAGTGATGGCGAGATGGGGTGAAGCTACAGAGGGACGGAGAAAGGGGGCGCTGAGGGCCTGTATTCGCGTCAGAGGGGCATTTGTGAGGGTGGGATTGTGTGAGGGATGAGCAGGCGTGCGACGGAGGGATGGGGCAGAGGGTAGGCTATCGACCCACAATCAGGACGGCATGGAAGGGCATACAGTGGTTTGTGTAAGATGGTGCAGCCGTACACGGATTTACACAGGCTCAGGAAGGGGTCTAGACGGGCCTAGGGGACGTGTTGTGTGAAAGTGGCTGTCACCCACACAGATATTTCTAGGATGGCTCTACGGCGGTCTTTCTTGCCTCTCGGCACTGTTAAATGCCACGACAGCCTAAGTAGATATTCTCGACCTACCCCGCACAATTTGCCCTAAACAAACCACACCTTCCAAAAATTTTTATATCGAAAAATGCAAAAAGGGAGGTATGCCAGAAAGCACCCTCCCAAAACATAGCAGCAACCTACCCACCAATTATAAATTGCTTTTAAAACAACACACTTACATGCGATATTTAAAGTTGCATATTAATTAACATCTGCCCACCTGTCCATGATATTTGCCACAGATTTTGCCCACCATTTGCCACCACGTTGAGTTTTGAAATTATGCATGTTCAAATAGTCTGCAATTGCATTCACACTGTAGCCATTCTGACGAAGCATCACGATTGTCGGCTTCATGAAATCAGCGAAGCTGTCCGCCTCTTGCACGATAGATTCTTTGCACAGAGCTAGGGAGCGCTCCTTGTGAGCGCGCACAGCAGGAATCTTCATCCCCATAGGAATGCCACGTTGGCGCTTTACAGAGCAAGCACCTTTGCTGCGGTCTGCTGCTTTACGACGCTCCTCTTCTGCCACAGACGCCCGAATTTGAAGGAGCATTGGCCCACAATCAATGCCAGTTTCGGCTGTGATGAATTTAATGTCTTGACGCAGCATCTCGCAAATAAATCCAGTTTCACGAGATAGGCGATCCAGACGGCTAGTGAGAATATAGCAATCCCCATCCTTTCGATTGGAGAGACGCTGAGCCTTGTCAACAGCTTGCTTCAGCACAGGACGACGATCAAGATAATATTTACCAGAAATCACTTCCTGATATTCACCAACAATAGTCAACCCATTTGCAGCACAGAAGCGTTTCATTTCCTCCATCTGGTGAGCAATACCTAGCCCACTCTTGCCCTGCTCACGGCCCGACACTCGTGCGTAAAGTATGACGTTCTTCATGTTGTTCTCCTACTGACATATTTGATGAACGCCATTTTACACAGATCAGGTAGTTTGTGCAACACCTTCTTCAGAATTTTTAAACATTTCCTTTCTGTTACCTTGGAGAATCAAAATGTCATTGTCTGTAAGGTCGTACGGTTCAAGATTGAAGATCGACAACCCCTTATACTCATCGCCAATATAAGGAATCACAAGTTCTTCAAGAAATCTAGTATCCATCTCTTTCAGACGTTTGATACGATTCTTAATAGGGTTAACAGCCACTTCAAGGTCTGCTGCGAGTTCTTCCACATCTTTCCAGTCATCTTCTTCTGCACACTTGAAGTGATGCCACCACACATAGTGGAAGTCGAATGACATCTTCTTATTCAGGCCGCGAGTGGTGAGTTCTTTAACTTGATCTCGCCTACCTCCAAGGCCATGTACAAGGCAGTGGCACTTACTGCACAACGGGACAGTTTTAGTTCCTCCGAAGCTTTCTGGAATTACGTGGTGTTGTTCTGTTGCAGGAGCTTCGCATTCAAAGCATTTGTATTTGTCAATAACAATCATATTTTCCTTTATTAATAAAAAGCCCGCCAACAGCGCACATGAAATGTGCAATCCCTGTCAGCGAGCCTGTGAGTGTCAGTCAAACCTGAGAAACTGTTTAGCGTCGTTCCACCCCTCTTGATACCCTCTGTTGAAAATTTCATCGTAAGCGTCGTTTAAACGTTCAAGCGCAAGCCTTTCAATCTCAGCCTTCAACTTCTCAACAATCGCAAGATGGTCTTCCACCAACATGAACTTACCTTCCACGTCATGCTCAAGGTATTCACTCTCATACCTAACGTAGTATCTGTCAAAATCAGTCACTTCCACCTCTCTTCTTCCTTAGCTGCCTCCCAACCATCTTCGTACCCATAAGAATAGTCTCCTATCATGCTGTTGATTTGATCCTCAAGCTTCTCAATCCTCCCCAGCAACCACTGCACATGGTCATCATAATCATCATACCGAACATACCTGCCGTAAGAAAGAGGGAGTTCTCCATGTTGATTCACTTCGTAACGGACGATGTCTTTGTCGTTAGTCATTGACATTCCTCCTCTCGCAACCAATACCAAAGATTTTCGTATTCTTTCCTACCTCCCCCGTCAATAATATGACCAGCAAACTCTTCATAAATATTACAAATCTCAGCAATTTGTTTCGCTGTGGGCTTGTTAGCAAATACTGCTACGAAATATTCCCCGTGTTGGTCGTAATCGTTGTATTCCTTAGTGAGAACCCAAACTTTCATCTATCCTCCCACAAACGTAATCGTGAATGGTGCCCAATGTAATGCTGCCCAAAACACTACTACTGCTAAGATCAGAGGGATGAATGCTCCGCTCATATCATTCATGAACATCCCTGCAAAGAACAGCACTCCAGCAGCGTAAATTAAGAACAGTCCAATAAGTACAAGAAAAATAAATCCAATAATAGCCATCACAACCCCCCTTAACAATAAATCTCAATCAACATCTGCCCAATCATATACCCCATGATCAGCCCGATAACGTAAATATTCATACATCCACCATATCAGGAAGAATGCCAATGCCGACGAGCAGCATGATAAGAACTAGGATAACAGCGTAGAAAAAATCGTTCAGTTTCATTTCGTAAGCTCCTTAAAACGACGCATAAAATAAATATAGCTCATGTGGCTGTCCCATGCAATGATTTTGTTTGGATAAGCCTCATATCCTTCATAACATTTCTCTGTAACACACGGCTGCATGTCTCTACGCTCTGCAAGAAAGACACGAATGTCAGCTTCTTTGATACTTGGATGGAAGGGAAATTTCATGCCAAAGCGCTTGCACATGTCCGCTTCTGCTCGTTTCTCAAGCTCGATGTAGCCCGGAAGGAGTTTTTTCAGCGGGGAGGGAATATCAGCCATAAAACTCTCCATCGCGTCGTGCATTAAACCCTCTAGTGCAAATTCTTCTGGAACAATCTTACTAACAATAATGCTATGTTGACTCACGTAGTAAGGTCGCTGCGTCTGCCCAGAAAATCTAGCGGTGTGTGACAAACCTCTTGCAATATCTTCTACAGCATAAACACTTTTTTCTGGTTCCAAGAAATCGAAGTGTCCGCCATTCAACAGGCTAATTTTGAAGTCACTCATCAGTCTGTAATCTCCACATTGAAATTTAACAACGCTAAGTACGCACGTTCGTCTAATTCGTTCCTATATTTCTCTGCAACTGACCTCACGTAAAACTCTTTAAATTGTTTGTATTCCAAGAAGGCTTCTTCAGGGGTGTCGTGATAACCTAGAACTTGCGGCTTTCCAGTTCCATTATTACATTGTGCTATAAATCTCGGCGTCTTCTTGCAACGCATTGTAACACCAATCGGGTACTTTCCTCGCTCATCTTTTCTTGTAACTAGCATATTGTTAATCTCAGGTGGCAAGAATACACACGTATTCTCCCCGTAAACTTTATTCCCTTTTACGAGTAAATCTTTGTCCAAGTGCCAGCCCAAATTATGGAAACCTACTTGACTGTTGCACCACTCGGCGAATAACTGAAATTCATTAAAAAGCGGTGTACATGAGCACCCGATATAACTTGGACGTTTCTCCCAAGTCTTGCCGGGGTAAGCCCTTGCCAGCATTTTGGTCCAATACTCTTTTTCTCTGGTATGCACCCCATTAATACTGCCTTTGTATTTACCTTCTCTGTAAACACCATATTTTCTTTTTACCACAGCCCCTCCTAAATTTGTTGACGAATCTATGGTAGTACAAAATTCTTGTGTGTGCAAGTGTTTTGTAAGATTTTCTTAGATGTCGTAAGATTTTCTGTTGTACAAATAAAAATGCCCCAGCCGAAGCTGAGGCGTCTCTTATTCTACAATTTCTTCTAATGCAGGCTCTGCAACAACTTTCTTACGTGGCTTGCGAGGCTTCTTAGCTGGCTTTTCCTCTGCCACTCCGCACTCTCCGCAAGTGCACTGCACTTGCATACGAGCCTGCTGACGTGCAATGAACCGATCCATAACTTCATCGGCGTCCATGTACAGTTCAAGGCCATCTTCCAGACGAGCAATTTCGTTAGGAGTGAGCAGGCCAGCGTACAGATCACGAATAATCTTCTTGCTGGATGCTGTGATGTGGCTCACTTGTGCTTCCACGTTCCCACCATGTCCACCTGCCGAGTATTGCACATTATGGTACATGAAAGTTGCATATTCATTGACGTACAGATTGTGTGCAAGTGCTGCGATCATAGTCCCTGCGCTCGACACATCGCTCTCTGCATGCACATGAATGAATGCTTCTGTATTCTTCATAGCATTGATAAGCGGGATAATGGCGTGGAGGGCACCTCCTACAGTGGACAGGCGAATTTGTACGACATCACCTTCTTGGGCATTGTCCAGCACCTCCACCAAGTCTGCAAACTGGACTACATCTCGGAATTCCTCATCAATAGTTACTCGGTGTACTTGGTTGATTGGTGCTGAGTAGACGGCGAAGGGTTCGCTCTCACTGCGCAGAAGCTTCAGAAGCTCTTTATTGAATTGTTGCATATTTCCTCCTTAATTATGGTAATACATCTTGACGAAAGCCCGGCACAGGCCAGAGCGAACGACATCTTCTGGTGTAAAGGTGACGATACCGATGTTTTGTGACATACATTGCAAATCGTCGTCGCTCAGGTAGTCGGGCATGCCTCCCACAACGTCGTCAATCATTGTGATTGTCTCCATCAGCCCACTCTTACCCCTCAGGTCATTCTGTTTCTGGTCGCCCGTCAGTACAAGTTGGCATCCATCGCCAATACGAGTAAGAATGGCTTCAAGTTCTTCCTTCGTAAGATTCTGCGCCTCCTCCACAATGACAAGGGCATTTTCAATACTCATACCACGGATGTGCTCAACACTCAGCATCTCCACTTTCTTACTCGTCAGGCAGTAGCCGAGGAAGCCCTTTCCCATGAACTTGCCAAGATGCTCAAGTGTCTGTTTGAAGAACGGCAGCAGCTTTTCTTCCAAAGTGCCCGGCAGCGCACCATTGCTTTTGCCTGTAGAGACGTTAGCACGAACAAGAAAAATCTTATCAATCTTTTTGGATCGTAGCAGTTCGGAGCCGTGGTAGGCGGCAAGGAACGATTTGCCTGTACCAGCAGAGCCAATAGCAAATACCACTTGACGACCTTCTTGCAGATATTGAAGTAGGCTTTTCTGCCGAGGATTAGCAGGTTTGACAGCGAGTTGTTTTTGTTGTACAGGGACAACAACCTCTCCAGCAACAACCTCAACTACAGGCTTTTCGCCCGTCTTTTGCTTTCGTGTAAAACGCTTAGCATTGTTGGACATCAGTTATCCTCTTGTAAAAATGTTAATAGGAATGCCCAACAGCGATGTTAGACACTCCAATTTACCACTTGCAATCTAATCTGTCAAATCGGCCAAATAAGGTCTTTAGAGTTTTTCTCCCACTTACCAAAGTCGTCAGCAATGATCAAATCGATAGAGCCGTCGTCGCAGCGAGTATTAAAGCGGTGGATGTGATAGAACGTAGGAGGAAAGCCGCTACCCTCTTCTTGAATGACTACAGAGCCTTGTACAAGATTCTTGATGTTCACTTCTTTATTGGCAAATTTAACCTTGATTTTCATTGTTATCACCTTTGTTAATCTTCTTAGCAGCGCGAGCCTTAGCCATGATTTCTTGACGTTTTTCTTTCGTCATAACATCCCTACCACTCTCAGCGGACTCAAGCTGCTGCTTGGCTTTAGCAATAGTGTTGGCGTTGCGGATAAGATACACTTCGTACATGATATAGCTGAAGAAAGGTTCACGTTGAGGATCGATGTCCCAGCCGTACCCTTTGTGTTTAAATGCTTCTAGCATACTTTCAACATAGCTTGGCGTCACAATAGTTTTGTACTCGGTAGCACCTTCTTTAACTTCGGTTTCGATGATGTCGCTCATTGCTTCTCCTTAAAAGAGTTGTTTAGATTTGTTACGGGCGCGCCCTACATACAGCGCAATTTTCTTACCTTTTGCTTCTTTGTCTGTCAGAAAGATTTCTGCAAAGCGTAAGTCTTCAAAGTCGGCAAAGTTTCGTTCTTGTTGCTCTACTTCGTATAGGATGTGTTCAAGGTCGTTCATTTGTTCACCAGAGCCATAGCTGGACCTTTGACATCGAACCAGTTGTCTTTACATCCAAGTACTTGTTCTCGTACACACCAGATAGCACGGTTGTAACTGTCTGCATAATCTAGGTTCACACAAGCTAGCTTACCGTTCTGACGATAGTACACCTTAACATTTTTCAGCATTGTTCCCTCCTTGAAAGTGGTTAGTGACTGAATTGTAGAGCCTGTTCTAGATGCTGTCAAGCCTAAAATTGACAAGATAGGGCACAAATGCTATCCTTCACTTGTTAAGAATTTTAAGGAGGTAGTATGAGTGATGTGGTGAGTACAACACCCAAACCGTTGTTCAAAAAGAAGCACGAACTAGACAAGCTTGTAAAACAGCTTAATAAGATTAGTAAGAAAGCTGTGGAAGTGTTAGAAGCAGGGTTAACGAGTAATGACGAGCGTGTCAGGATGATTGCTGCTGAGAAACTGTTGAAGTTTTACATGGATAGTGCAGAGGCCCAAAGGGCTGACGAGATTAAGGCAATGTTGCTGGATATCAAAGTAACAGGTCTTATCGGTCAGGGTAGCACGGCAGAGGACGATAATACACCAGCGTTGGATTTTGACAACATCAGCCCGGAATTTGCTCAAGATGTACAAGTGGTAGACATGGGTAACGTTAATAAGATTTGACAAGATTCATAGAGCAGTGTACAATTTGTTTTGTTGAGTGAGTCGATCTTGAAATCATGCGGCCACATGACTCTAGCGCATCAACTTTAAGGCTTTCGCCATAGCCTTCACAAGAATTGGCACTCGGCTTCCACAAGAGGCCGTTTTCAAGACGCTTCCTCTACAGGGTCGTTGCCCCTCCTCATCAGCTTTGTAGCAGTAGAGGCGTCCTGAAAACAAAATCATTGCTCACTTCGCATAGTTCGTTCGATTGCACCGGCTTTGTAACCCGGAGGAGAAATCCCGCGTTGGTTAAAATCCAACAGTGAGCACCACGGAAAGTTGGCTGAGTGGCTTAAGGCAGCAGGTTGCTAACCTGTCGAGTCTATTTATACGGCTCCATTAGTTCGAATCTAATACTTTCCACCATCTACGCACAAGTAAGCCGCATCCGGTCTTCAGAGACGGCTCTTGCCGCGAAAGTGCACTTACATAGGCCCGAATGTTCCAAGGTTGGCGAGTGAGTCTCCAAAACTTACTGTGGCGCGTTCGATTCGTTGCCGGGCCTGCCAAATCATAGCGGAATTGGTGTAAGTGGGAACACAGCATCCTTCCAAGTTGCAGTAGCCGGTTCGATTTCCGGCATTCCGCTCCAGAATATAGTTGCAGGGTTCGACACCCGGTGGAGTGCTTAACCACATTCGGCGCAGGTGCCAACTATACCTTCTCTACTACCTTAGAGATTGTTAGCCTTACGGTTGACGAGGCTTCTACGAGAAGCTAACGAGGACGTGAAATTCGTCCCACACGAATAATAATCTGTAAAGGCCAACCATGACAAACACAACTACATCCTCTTGGGGTGTTAATGAAAAGGGCGAAGTGGTTGTTCAGCCCGGTACAGGAAGTACAACAATTGTAGGTTATATCTCGCAGGACGAGGTTCCTGTTGATCCCAGTGGTAGGTTTCTTTTGGCAGGACTTTCTGCAAGCGCAGACCCTTCTAATATTTTCTACGTTACCAACTACGGTGCCAAAGGTGATGGCGTCACAGACGATGCATCAGCAGTGAACGCTGCTCTGGCAGCGCTCTACGCTAATAAGGGCGGCACTCTGGTCTTTCCGTTTAAGTCAGCAGGCTACAAGCTGGGCTCGTCGATTGTGATCGATCCGGGTCAGTATTCGATGGGCAGTGGTATTGTCATCGGTCTGTGCGGCAACCAGTTCAAGCCAACCCATACGGGCTGGTGCTTCGACATCAAGACCAACTTCTTCGGCGCAAACAATGGTGGCAAGCTGGGCAACAAACCAGTGATCATGCTGGGTGACGGTGCCAATATCAATAATGGCGGCGGCAACACTGCGCTTGGTGGTGTGCGCTGGAACGACACGGTGAAGTGGGTTATGCGTGATGTGGTCCTGAACGACTACACAGGTGGTACTCTGGTCCAGTTGAACATCAGCAGCAGCGATCTGTCTACATGGGTCGAGCACGGCGACATGTCTGACATCTCAGGTTCAAACTTCCTGAACGGGCTGTGGTGCAAGTCCACAAATATCATTGGTTCGTTCCTCGGTAATATGTTCACCCGCTTGGCTTTTGAAGGTCGCGTTAACAATTGCAAGGACTACTGGCTTCAAGGCCTGATGTTCAACTGCCAGTTCAACATGTGCGGCGGCTACTACAACCAGAACGGCACCACGGGAGGTTGTTGCTTCTACCTAGACGGCGGTTATACTGGCACAACGTTCATTTCGCCGTGGGTGGATGCTGGAGGCAACGGTACACAATCAGCGTTGACTGACTTTGTGTTTGGACCTAATTATACACCTAACCTTAGTTATTATCCAACGTTAATTAATACGGTCGAGATTAATCTCCCTGTCAACTGGCGGGATAAAATGCTAGTGGCTACACCGATTGGTTATGGCACCCTTGACGGAGGTGTTGCTGCCAGCCCAAGGGAAGTGTCACGTTCGGCTAAGACTTTTTATGTAGACGTTACCAATGGGGATGACAACCTCAACAACGGCCTTAAAGACTATGCCAATGTTATTCATCCGTTCAAGACGGTACAGAAAGCACAGGATGTTATTCGCACCTATCTAGATGCAGGCAACAAGGATGTAATTCTTCAGCTTGCTGATGGTACTTACCCTGCAATTGTTGTTCAAGGCAACCCACCGGGCATTGGGGCAGCTTCCTTTAGCATTGTAGGTAACACTACTACTCCGGGTAATGTAATCGTGCAAGGTACTAACACTGACGCATTTCTTGCTAAAGGCGGGGCTAGGGTCACTGTCAAAGGTATTAAGTTTCAAACCACTGGTAGTGGAAGCGGTATTAACACTCAGGATGCTGGAACTTCTGTGTATGTGGATGTGGGGTGCCAGTTTGGTGCTTGCGTATCTAAGCATATGATTGCATATTTGGGAACTGAGATTAATCTTGCGGGCGCATACACTATTACTGGCAATGCTCCTGTGCACTATGAAGTTGCTGGTGGTGTGATCTATAAGAATGCTTCTTGCGATGCCACTAATAGAACGTTCACGAATTTTACCAATGTGTACAATGGCGGCAAGTTGATGATTAACAACACCACATTCACGACAACAGGTTCAGTTGGCACACGTTATTATGTCTACGCTGGCGGGATGGTCCAATCTTACGGTGCAGCTAATACAATTATGCCGGGTAACGCAGCAGGATATACAGACACTGGAACAGGCGGATTGTACTTGTAATAAAGGAGATGTATGGCTGATAACAATACAAAAACATTCCATGCAGATGCTGGCAAGGGGTCTCGGCCCCGTGGCACTGGCTGGGATAAGTATTATAGCAATTTCGATGCAATCTTCGGTAAGAAAGATGAGTCGGTGAAAGAAGAAGCTGGTTGCAACACTGAAGTCGAGGTCACGAAAGCCGACGAGGGCTGATACTAATTCTCGTAACGAACATTCCCAAGGGACTATGCTCCGCAGGGAATTATACCGGGGCTATCCTCGGTCTACAGGTTGAGGGTGGCTCTAAGGTCACTAAAGCTCGCAGGCATGGTTGAGTGGCGCTGCGACACCGAATTCTAAAGGAGGCTGCACGGCAGGGATGCTGTGTGGCTTTTTGTTGTTTCTATTAAGGGCCATATGACGAAAAAACCAAAAACAGTGCTTGGCCCCGACTCACCTACACACAAAAAGTTCCTAGATTGTCAATCTGACTACATCATCTTCGGGGGCGGTGCAGGGTGTGGCAAATCTCACCAAGCACTTCTTAAAGTCCTTAAATATAAGGACGATCCAAATTTCCGTGCGGTGTTCATCCGTGAAACCAGTACGCAGCTTTCTCAGGCAGGTGGATTGTACCAAGAAGCTGAAAAGATGTGGAAACAATTTGGCGCTAAGTTTAAGACACACCCACAAATGACCGCTGTGTTTCCTAGTGGGGCACAAGTGCAGTTTAAGGTTTGTGGTGCGGACAGAGATATCTCCAACTACGACGGTGGACAGTTCTCCCTAGTTGTGTTTGACGAGGCACAAAACCATACGGACGTGCAGATTCGATATCTTGAGTCTCGTATTCGTTCTCAGGCCAAAGGTCCGCATCAACTCGTCAGCACTTGCAATCCCCGTCGTGACTCCCATCTGATGCCATTCGTGAATTGGTATCTCGACCAAGAGACAGGTATCCCAATCCCTGAGCGTTCTGGTGTAGAGCGTTACTATGCCTCGTACAATGGTACGATGGTGTTTGCCGATACCAAAGAAGAACTTATCGAAACCTATCCGGGCGTACGTCCACAGAGCTACACGTTTATCAGTGCCACTATTCGGGACAATCCCCGTATGAAGGTGTTGAACCCCGGCTACGTGGCCCGTCTTGAGAACCTTAAGCGAGTTGAGCGTGAGCGTCTGTTGCTCGGTTCGTGGTTCGCCAAGGAAGAGTCGTCAGGATATTTTAAACGAGATTGGTGTGAGATTGTTGATAAAGTTCCTGCACAAGTGGTTAACCGTGCTCGCGGTATGGACTTGGCAAGTACGCTTAAATCTGAAAGCAATCCAAATCCAGATTGGACGGCTTCTACCCGCATTTCTAAAGGAAAAGATGGTTTCTATTACGTCGAACATGTTGAGCGGTATAGAAAGCTGACGCACGGGGTTCTTGAAGAGATTGCCAAGTGTGCTATCAAGGATCGCGACGAGCTAGGGCAACAAGTTCCTGTGTTTATTCCGAAAGACCCCGGTGCTGGCGGAGCGGCAGCAAATATGTTCTTCATTAAGACGCTTGTAGAGAATGGTGTAGACGCTCGCACAGAGATGGTTTCAGGACACACTGGCAAGCTGTCTCGTATGCAACCATTCTTGTCTCTTGCGGAGGCGGGGCTTGTCCGGGTGGTAAGAGGCGAGTGGAATGAAATGTGGTTCAACGAGCTAGAAGATTATATTGACGGCAATAGGAATCAGAAGGACGACATGTGGGATAGCACGGCTACGGCGTGTAAGGCTGTTATGAAGCAGATCACTATTCCGTCGTTTACTCTTTCCGTAAACACTCAACCCTCCCCAGTTCCCTCCCTATAATACCACAGAATTGCACAAATTTGACAAGAGTTAATTGCAATGGTACAATTCGTTTCAGTAAAGAAAAGGAGCAATAATGGCCGCTAAAAAGAAGCCACAAGATAATACGGCTGCTCTGGCGGCTGACGATGGTGTTGCAGTGCCCCGTATTCAGTTAGGGGAAACAGGCTTTATCGGCCTTCGCACAATTTTTGGGAAAGTTATTGACGATCCGAACAGGGCATTTCATCTTGATAACTTTGTTATCACGGTCAAAGAAATGCTCAATGATGCAGTTATTGCGTCTGCGATTAACACTTATCGAATGCTGCTGTCTCGTGTTAATTGGACCGTAGTGCCACCTGTAGACGCCACAGAAGAAGAAAAAGAGCGTGCTAAATTTGTTCAGTCGTGCATGGATGACATGGAAGGATCGTGGGCAGAGTTCATGTCCGATGTGGTTACTTATCTTCCATACGGGTTCTCTG